AGGTCTGGCACGACGAGCGTCGGGAAAAAGAAAGGGCCATGCGTGAGCAGCAAGAGGCTGTTAATGTTGCCCAACGCATTGTCGAAGAGAATAGAAAGCTTAAGGCGCAGCTGGAGTCTGGTACTAAGTCATTTATTGATACCGCCAAGAACGCAGCTAACCTTGAGCTTGAGATGGCTAAACGGGCTTATAAGGAAGCTTATGAGTCCGGAGATTCTGAGCGTATTGTTTCCGCTCAAGAAGATTTGAGTAAAGCCAGTTATAAACTCCAAAAGATTGACGATTATCGTCCCTCTTTACAACAGAAAGAAATTGAGGTACAAAGCGAAGTAAGTGGACAGTCTCAAGTGCCTCGTCCAGACCAAAAGACCCTTGCGTGGCAAGAGCGCAATCAGTGGTTTGGTACCGACGAGGAAATGACAAGTCTTGCACTTGGATTGCATCAGAAGTTAGAGAAACAGTACGGTAAGCACTATATCGGTACTGACGAATACTGGCAAAACGTGGATAAGACCATGCGGCGCCGTTTCCCGGATTACTTCGGGGAAGAAGAAACGACTAACGGGGGCGGCAAGCCCGTTACGCGCAACGAGACTAAGCCAGCCACGGTAGTAGCTCCGGCTTCTCGAAGCACAAGCTCCAAGAAGGTTGTGCTGAAGCAATCGCAATTAAGTATTGCGAAGAAACTTGGACTAACCCCCGAGCAATATGCACGGGAATATGCGAAGACTCTGGAGAACTAAAATGGCTGAAAATAGACTTGCACGCGAATTGGAAACCCGTACGACTTCTGAGCGCCCTAAGGTTTGGCAACCAGCTTCAACGCTGCCCGAGCCAACAAAGGAGCCAGGATATGCGTACCGTTGGATTAGGGTTGCAACTTTAGGTCTGGCGGACCCCCGCAATATTTCCGGAAAGCTTCGGGAAGGTTGGGAGGCAGTTCGGATTGAAGAGCAGCCCCAGTTCAAGATGATGATTGACCCCAATAGTCGTTTTAAAGACAACATTGAGGTTGCAGGTTTGTTGCTTTGCAAGATTCCTACTGAGTTTATGGAGCAGCGCAAAAAGTACTTTGCTAAGCAAAATAAAGATCAGATTGAGTCTGTTGACAACAATTTTATGCGAGAGAACGATCCGCGGATGCCGCTTTTTACAGAGCGAAAATCAACGGCTTCGTTTGGTAAAGGTAAATAACTTTTTAACGAGGTTCTAAAATGGCATATCCTACCGTTTCAGCCCCTTACGGGCTTCTACCGATTAACTTGATCGGCGGACAGGTTTTTGCTGGCGCGACTCGTCAGATTCCCATTGCTTCTGCTTCAGCAACCGCTATTTTCTATGGCGACGTTGTTAAGCTAAACAGCGGTGGTACCCTTGACAAGGACACCGGCACAGACGCTGCTACCCCCGTTGGTGTATTCCTAGGCTGTTCTTACGTTGACTCAACTTATGGCCTGACTTTCCGTCAGTATTATCCTGGTGGCCTGACCAACTCCACGATTGTGGCTTATGTTCAGGATGACCCGGATCAGCTGTACAAGGTCGCTGTTGTGTCTTCGGGCACCACCATTGGTTATGTTAACCGCACTGCTGTTGGTGAGAACGCTGTCCTGGTTCAAAACTCCGGTTCTACATATACCGGTAACTCAGCTGTCGCTGTTGACAACACCACTGCTACGACTTCGACTTTCCCGATTCGTGTCATTGACGTTGTTCCTGAAACTGCTTTTGCTGGATATCCCGGTTCTTACACGGAAGTTATCGTGAAGTGGAACCAGGGCATGCACCAGTATCTCAACCCCACTGGTGTATAAGGAGACTGAATCATGGCTATTTCACGTGCCCAACTACTGAAAGAACTCCTTCCTGGACTGAACGCTCTGTTTGGTCTTGAGTATGCTCGTTATGGCGAAGAGCATAAGGAGATTTTTGAAACTGAAACTTCCGAGCGTTCGTTCGAAGAAGAGACCAAGCTGTCCGGTTTCTCCGCCGCTCCCGTCAAAAACGAAGGTTCTGCCATCGCTTATGACAACGCGCAGGAAGTCTTCACGGCTCGCTATAACCACGAAACCATCGCTCTTGGTTTCTCGCTGACCGAAGAGGCCATCGAGGACAACCTGTACGACTCCCTGTCGTCTCGTTATACCAAGGCTCTGGCCCGTGCTATGGCGTATACCAAGCAGACCAAGGCTGCTGCAATCCTGAACAACGGCTTCGATACCGATTATCCCGGTGGCGACGGTCAGCCCCTGTTCTCGACTGCTCATCCCCTGGTTTCTGGCGGTACCAACAGCAACGAGCCTTCCACCCCTGCCGACCTGAATGAGACTTCTCTTGAAGCCGCTGTTATTCAGATCGCTGGCTGGACGGATGAGCGTGGTCTGTTGATCGCTGCCAAGCCCCGTAAGCTGATTGTCCCTCCTGCCCTGATGTTCGTTGCAACTCGTCTGCTGGAAACCGAGCTGCGCGTCGCTACTGCCGACAACGACATCAACGCCATTAAGAACAACGGCTCGATCCCTGAGGGTTACACTGTTAACCACTTCCTGACGGATACCGATGCATGGTTCCTGACGACTGACGTTCCCAACGGTCTGAAGCACTTCGTTCGTACGCCTATGGCTACCTCGATGGACGGCGACTTCGACACCGGTAACGTCCGTTACAAGGCCCGTGAGCGTTATTCGTTCGGTTGGTCTGATCCTCTGGGGATGTTTGGCTCAGAAGGCGCTGCCTAATTAACCTTCTTGGTTAATGGAGGGGGCTTTTTAGCCCCCTTTTTCTTTTCTAGCCACTCATTGTGGTGATGTATGCGGTGGCAGTTTGCGCACAGCACAATACATCTAGTCTGCACTTCTTCGATTGCGCGTCTAAAAGATCCGCAAGCCAACAACCTGTTGACTTTTTGGTTGTCTGGTTTTTTGATTATGTGGTGAAAGTCGAGGGTTGCGGGGTGGTTTTGGCCGCATTGGGCGCAGGAAAGGGTTGCTTTGTATTCTGCCCAGGCTTGTTTGTAGAGCTTTTTACGCGCTTTGGTGCGTTCTTTATACGCCTCTTTGTTCTTTTGGTAGTGCTCTTTTCGGTACTTTTTATAGTATTCTTCGTTGCCTTCACGGGTTCTTTTCTTGCGCTCCCGTTCTTTTTCTGAGGTTTTGTATGTCGTTTTGCTATACGGCGGCTTAAAAAGTATTGACTTTTTCAAAGTTTTTTCTTCCAGTAACAAGCAGTTTCTGCGCCATAGGGCCAGCCTGGTTGATACATTAAATACCCAGCTTTAATAAGGTTATTGGCGCTTTGTGGGTTGTCGTTGGTATCAGAAATCATGTAGTTCCAGCCAAGCTTCCTTGCTAGTCGCTCTCTTATACGAATCATTCTTCTTTGCAGGCCTTTACCCCTGTGGCAACGCATTACTGCAGACCGCCACAAGTAACCACAGTCACTCCAGCGTATTGTGCGCCGCATCGCGCAAAAGCCTACCAGTTCTTTATCAAGCTTGACAACCCACCAATAACCCTCAGTCGGCTCCAGCACTTCGTCGTCAGGAAAGCATTTCTTGTGCATCCACATGATGGTTTTGCACATTTCCTTGTCGTTTAGGTTGACCCTGAAAAATTTGTACTTGGGCGGTTGCATACCCCATAATTTACTGGTATAAGATTACAAGTCTAGGAAATTTCACCCATATCGACTGACCTAGCAGACGTAGTAGAGACGATATGGGGATGTGCTACTACACGAAAGGTAAAACATGGCTATCACCACGTTCAGCGGCCCAGTTTCGTCGCAAAATGGCTTTATCGGCGGTACTTCTTCCGATCCCATCACCGTAACCACGGCTTCCAACGTTTCTTCTTCCTACGTTACTGCGTCAAATACGACTGGTGACGTTCGTCTTAATTATTCTCGCCTAACCTTCACTTCGACCGGTTCTGGTGAAACGGCTCGTTTCTTAACTCGGGTTACGGGTGCTAACGGCGCTACTGGTGGAACAATTAACGGGGCACACATCTCAACGTCGATTAACGATTCTGGCACTATTTCTGGAGCCGCTAACGCAATTCGTGCGACTTTGGGCGGAACGGCAACGACTCCTGGCGGTACGCTGGCTGTTTTGCAACTAGATACTGACTACAGTACAAACGTAACTCTAGGCGCCGCCTCTTCGTTTATTCGTGTTACGGATAGTGGTACTCAGACCGGCGAAGTTCAGAACTTTATTAACATCGAGACTGGCCCTGCGGCTACTGTTGCCCCCACCGCAACTGCTGTGGCTACGGTTTCTAAAGCGATTAAAGTTCGCATTGGCGGCACCTCGTATTACGTCCCCGCTTATGCTTCGTTTAGCTAATGCAGATAACCAAGGAGTTCTTGGAGTCTGAGATACGTGACTTGGAGCAAGAATTGAATAAGGCGCAAGTCTTTTTGGTTCAAGCCCAAGCCACGATCGTAGCTTACAAGATGCTAATTAATCGGTTAGAAGCGCCAGAAACGGAGAACACAAATGGCATCGATGCAATATGATGTAAAATCGCAATACGCGAATGCATCTGGTTTAATTATCCCCTACCGTACTCGTCTAAAAGCGTTCTTCTTTGGTGCGGCAGCGTCGTCTGCTGGTTTGGTAGGCATGTACGACAACTTTTCAATTGCCGGAACTTATGCAAGAGCTACTACTACCGCTACTGTTACGGCTCAAGACCACGGGCTTACTGTTGGCGACTGGGCATTCATTGACTGGTCTGGCGGCACGAACCCAACGGATGACTTTTACAAGGTCGTAACTGTACCTAATGCAAACTCGTTTACTGTGGCCGTGGCGGACTCTGGTGACGCCTCGGGTGTAGCAACGGTTTATAACGACGTGCTGGTTATGAGTAACGTAACCACCAGTAATGACGTGTACAACATTATTCCTGGCGAAGGGATTTTGTCTCAAAACGGCATCCGGATTTATCTGGAAAACAGCGTTGTAGCTACGATTTACTACGGGTGATCC